CCCGTTTTTTGGTTGTGCAAACCCCGTTTTTCGGTTGTGCAAACCCCGTTTTTCGGTTGTGCAATAAAAATAGAATCGCTCAACCATGCGCTTTTAGGGGGTGTCAAAATCGCTCCTATATATATAATTATTATTATTATTGAGAGAGAGAGTAAATAAATAAAAGCCCCCCCTTTTTTCAAAACAATTTTTATTTTACTCCACTTTTAGGAAAAAATGTAAACAGTCTTTTTTTATGAGCCTGTTCACACAAAAATAAAATCATGAGATATACTAGAAATATAAAAAAAGAAAAACGAGGTATAAACCATGTTGAGTGAAAAACAAAGTGACTTTACTTATGAAACATCAGGAGCTTTACATCAGATTGCAACTGTCATAGATGACAAATACCATTCTGAGACCTGTATGTTTCCTGATGAAATCCTGTGGGCTTTGCGTGATGATAGCAAGGAAGAACTAGCAGACGAACTAGAAGAAAGTTGGAAAAATATTTCTCTTTATCCCTTGAATGATGGAGACGAGTTAATTAGAGACTTATGCAATAAGGTTGCTTATATCCGTGACAATGCAGACTACCTTTCTTTTCGTTTGCAGTATTTAGACGCCACGGATCAACTTTACACAATCCGAGAAAATTTGATTGCGAATATTGAAAAGGTCAACGAAATTCAAAAACACGTCTATACTAGCGATATTAGAACAAGAATTATGGCAAGCCTTCAAACCTTGCATGGTATCTATGAAATTCTAAACAATAGTGTCATTACACCGTTGATTGGTTTAGAAGGGGAGATTGTTAAAATCCAAGAGAGCTTCAATCATGCTCCTTCAAACCTACCTGAGAAATACCGTTCTGCGATTGAAATTATTTCTGAGGGATTGGGTGGTGTTTATAACGATATGGTTATTGCTGTTACTGCTTCAAAACACACTCCATCAGAAGATGACTTGAAAAAAGATATTTTTTCTGACGTATTTTTTGTAGCTTACAGCAATGCTAGAGCCACTATTGAAAGTGTCAAACAATCAAGTCTTACTGTTTGCTCAGATATTCAAGTTATTTGTGACCGAATCGAGCGACTTTTGGGTGGAGAAAGTAGTGTCTATGATTTTGCAGGAACACTTGTCAAAGCAAATTATGACGAGGTAATCGTATCATACAGAAACCATGCAAAAGAGCTTGAACCACTCCTTCATTCTGCTAAAAAAGAACTTCAACGCCTAGAAGCAGAACGTGAGGAAAAGAAAGATAACAAACTTGATGGTGGTATTGAGACAATCAGTTTGTTAGTTCATCAGCTTAACACAATTCTTGAAATGGCAGAAAAATGCCCTTACTACTACATGAATAACTTAACAGCATTGAAAGACAACTTGACTGTAGCAAGTAAAGAATTGCTAGAACAGGGGATAGTCTAATATGTTGACAGAAATTCAGGCAGAATATACTCAAAGGCTTCAAAACGAAATAAACAAAGTCTTTCAAGATAGTGCTTATTATTTTGAACGTACAGCTAAACTAGATATATCAAAAGTAATATTAGAAAACGTCCTGACAGATACTCAAAATCAAGAGCTAAACAGTCAATGGAAAAACCTTGACCTAACAAGTGAAGCGTTTGGGGGCAATGACTTAATGGTTGTCTTGATGGCAAAAAGTAAAACTATCAATAACCAGTCAGATTTTCGTGCTTTTCGTGATTATTTTACAAACTTAATCAAAGTTGCAGTAAGTAATCAAGCAAACATCAGGTACAATGAGACGCTTTTAGAGAACCTAAGAGACGAATTAAAAAATACAAACACGATCCAACTTAAAACTGTGTTTTTAGACATCAGTGAGGTAAAAATTTACTTTTCCGCACACGTTTTACCTTCTTTACTAGATTTAGAAAAGTATATTTTAGAGGGAGAGGACGTTTTTGGATTTGAGAGAGTGCCTTTTCCAGAAGAATACAAAGAACCGATTGGAATGGCTCTAACTAAAATACTTTTAGCAGATGTTCATTTAAGTTTCGCTTCAAAACACCTACCCTACATTTTAGAATTTGACGTATCTTCAAAAAGTTACGATAAAGATTTTAGAACAGAACATGAAAGATATACTCAGGAATTGTCATATATATACAAATTTTTTATAATTGTTGGTACACACAGTTCATACGTTAGAGATTTAGGTAAGGAATTGATCAAAGGACAATTTGGACTTGGGGAATATCAAAGTTTCCTCAATGGTGGAGATTTTGCCATCACAAAACCCCACACTCAATGTTTAGAAATTCTAGGAAACTATAAAAAAGTAGTCGAGAAAGAAAAAAATAGACTAGAAGCAGTCCGAGAAGAAGGAGACAAAAGTATTCTCAATGAACTAGGACAGCTAATTCTATTAAGTCGAGAGATAGAAAGCACCATACAGAAGTTATCTAGCGCAAAAGAAGAAAATGCAGAAGCCTACCACGAACTGATACAGCTTGTTCATGACGTGGTAAAAAACTCAAAATATTATTAAAAAATGTCAAAAAACCCTTTATTTCAAAGGGTTTTTATGGTATAATAGTCTTTGCAAACTTAATAAATAAAAAAAGCGACCTATTCTAAAAAAATCGTTGTTGTTCATCTAGGTACGCTTTATTTGCCCCTCTGTTGCTCTGTATGGGGATTTTTTTGTATAGTCGATAAAAATGTACCACTTTTTCTTAAAAGGGCATACAAGCGATTTTAGGGGCAAATTAGAGGGCATTAAAAAACAACTACTTCTTTTCAGAAATAGTTGTTTTTTCTTACTGATAGTTACTAATAGCGAAAGTTCTTTCTATTCTTTGTTATTTTCTTGTCCGAAATCTTCGAGACTTTCGGCAAAAGACTGAACAGCGTCAGTTAGATAGTCGAAAATGACTACAAATACTTCTTCTGAGACAAGGGCAACGTCATCAGAATCAGTAGTGATAAGACGAATACTTTCTTTGACCTCTTTAGCTGAGTTAGAAACAGAATCCAACCCCTCTGCGTTTTTGATAAGGTCTTTTTGATCCATATTCAAAACAGCAAGAGCTTTGTTGATAACATAGCTAGTTGCAGGTGGTGGAATAAGCAAACCGTCTCCTGCGAAAGAGCCAAGGTGCTTAGTGTCTGCTTTGACCTTCTCTAACAATTCCATAGTTGCTAGAGCGTCCTCTGCCATCACTTCAACAATTTTACTACGGTTGTAAACAAAATCCAACATATAGCGAACTCCTTTCATTTTATTTAAAATCATTATAACATAAAACCTAGATAAGATAAAGATATAGAAAAGAAAAAAGCATATTAAATAATCTATAATATGCCTTTTTTATTTATAAGCGACTTCTCCACTTGAACAAATCCAGACGAATCCTGATTTTATTCAAGAAAGAGTGATCGTGCAGTAAGAAGCGAATATCAGCTCTATCAAGTTCTCCCTGCCAGTTATCACTTGTCAGGAATTGTCCTCTGGTACGCCATCTGCTTTTATGAGTTGCTATGAAAACCTGCGTTATCTGTCCTAAGTGCAGGACTGCTTGACCTTTTTTATTGTACTTAGTCGTAGGAACGTTGATTAAAGCTCCGTTCAGAATTTCTTTCAAGCTCCCTTCGTGATAAGACTGTAGCATAGCTTTTCTCAGGTCATTAGGAAATTGATAAGTAAGGCGCTTGCCATTGAGCATACGAACCTTACAGAAAACATTGGCTTTTTTGTCGTAGTTCTCTTGCATTATCCTACCTTACGTTTCCACTCAATCTCCCAATGGAAATTAGAGCGATCATGGAAGGTTTCTTGTAGCAGAATTTCTCCGTCCAAAGAAACAATAGTTGCTACCCAAACAGCAGAATAATCTTCCTGTAGTTGAATATCCGTAAACCAGTAAATAGGCTGTTTGTTGTTGACAGCTCGTACCTTTTCCTCAAACCTATTCATGTCCTCTTGGTTTAGTTTGCTATCAAAACCGATACAGAAGGTTTCATCTCCGTGGAAGCCAATAGAATTGATATGAGTAAGGTCATAGCGTGCTACGTTTTTAGGATAGATTTTCAGGTATTTCTTGTAGCGACTGCGCTTGTTACCGTTGCGTGCTTGGTATCTCTTGCCAGAACCCTTGTCATACTTAATTAAGTATTGATGGTAATGGTTATCGTGGTAGTAGATACCATTATCAAAAGGTCTGCTTTCAAGCTCCTTAATACCGTTCGCAAGGTCAATAGGACTATCAACAGTAGTGATATTAAGGGCAATCATGTTGCTATCTACTACTTGTTGTTTGCTAAGTCCTTTGACCTTTTCTTTAGGGTTATTGTGAGCATAGAGGGCTTTTATCCCTTCCTCGTTGTACTTGTAGGGGTTGAACCAAAGGTCAACCCTCAACCAAAGTAATTTTAGTCTATTCATACTTTCTTAATTCTCCTATGTTTCATGTGAAACCCTACATTTTTCCTTTATTTCCAGTTTTTCTAAAGTTCCAATCTTTAGGAATTGGCTTTGGAAGGATTGAGTTGTCCTTCTTCACTTCTTCGGTAGGAGTAGGTTCATCAGGATAGAGTTCATTAGCAATAGCTTCTTTGTCAACAGGTGTTGCAGGCTCAGGAACAGTATTTGGAACACGCTCCTCAATCGCTTCTTCTACCTCATGAGGTAGTTTTGGTTTATCCTGTTCTTGTTTCTGCTCTTTTTCTCTGTCAAGTTCCATCTGCTTAACTAAGGCTTCCATTTTGCGCTTTCTAGTGTCTAGTATATCATCTAGCTCTAGGGCAGTTTGGGCGTTCTTTTCTTCATAACGCTTTCTGTACTCCTCAAAGGTTTCTTTGTGAACAGTCTTAGTCTCGTAAGGTTGAGCAGAAGCAATAGTAGGTGTTCCCTTTGGTTTTTCTTGGCGTGGGATAACTACTTCCTGTTCTTCGTCCTCGTCTATGATAGGGCTTTTCTGGTTTTGAATAGCATAGCGATAAACTCCACCTTTAGTAATATCTCCGAGGTCTTTAGGCTTGATAAATCCTTCTTCAAAAGCGTCCATAGGTACACGCTCATTGTAGTAACGTTTATCAGGATATTTTTGAATTGTGGAATCAATAATGTCATTGATATTTTCATCTGTCAGGAATACCCCTTGAACACGGACAAGGCTAGGGTTGTCAGACCACTTAACGTAAGTATCTCCTTTACCAAGCAAGCGCTCTGCTCCTGATTCTCCAATCGCAATATCACTTTCAATACTGTTAGCAACCTTATAGACAATCTGAGAAGGCAAGTTAGCCTTAATTTTACCCTTGATAATGTCTGCTCTAGGTGTTTGGGTTGCAATATGGATCAAGATACCTGCTGAACGGGCTTTTTGACCTAGACGTTGCATTGAATCTTCAACCTCGTCTCCGTTAGTCATGATAAGGTCTGCTACCTCGTCTGCAATCAGGATAAGATAAGGCTCTCTCTTGTCAGGAGATACCTTCTGGTTGTAAGTCTGTAGGTTACGAACTCCTATATTTTCAAACAAGCTATTTCTACGTTCCATTTCAGTTACAACAGCATTAAAGGCATTTTTAGCACCGTCCATGTCCGTGATAACGTCTGTATAGAGATAAGGGCTTCGCTTGTAAGGAGTAAACTCAGTTTTCTTCGGATCAATGATGATAAACTTAACGTCATCAGGGCTATTGTGCAAGATGATAGACAAGTAAATCATGTTGATACCAACAGACTTACCAGAACCAGTTGTACCTGCTGTCAAGATATGAGGGGCTGTCGCAAGGTCATAAGTTCGTGGTAAACCTTCTGTATCAACCCCAACCAAGGCTTGCAATGGTGGTAGTTTTTCCTTGCCAATAAAGGCTTTCTTGTAGTTGGTATAAGCGTCAGCAGTAATCTTATTATCAAGTGGAATTTGAATGATAATCTGACCTGCTCTTAGGGTAATATTTATATCCTGTTTACCCAAGTCACTTTCCAAGTTTTCCTTCATCTGCTCCGTACCCATATTATTTACACCTTTTGGCTTCGTGTAAGTAAATTGAGCGTTAGAGTTTGTTGCCCTCATACTAACAAATTGCAAGTTGACTTTTTCGTTAGAACTAATAAAGGTTTCAAGTGATAGATAGAGGTTTGCGACTTCTTCATTTGCAAGTTTGGTTTGTTCTTCAATCTTTTCTTGTAGCTTCTTATCATGCAGAACTTCAATATCCCAAGAGGCTTTTTCTTCGGTAAAGATACCTGTGTCAATGATTTCAACTTCATCAGAACCATCAGACTTCTTACCATTGCCAAGAGCTTCTTGTAGTTTCTTCTGTGCTTCCTCAATCTTATAGACGTATTCTTCGGTCACGATAGCTTTTGCTTCAAAGAAATAAAACTCTTTTTCAGTTAGGCGTTCTGAGAAGGCGAACAATTCTCCTGTTACGAAAGTCAACTCACTAGGTAAGTCCTTAAAGAACGTACCTTCTAGCACCTTACGGATAGCCTTGTTTTTTGGGCGTTCGATCTTGACGGTTGCGATTGAAAGAAAATCACTGCCATTCACTTCTTTTCTGGTATGAACTTCAATAGCCATACGTCTTAATATATCCCTAGCCTTTATGTCCTGCTTAGAGTTTTTAACCTTGCCTTTGTCGTCATAGTCCAGTACGTTTAGCTCTAAGTTTTTGATAACTTCCCTACGCATAGTTCTAGCCAACATATCATCTTTGAACGGTTGCAACTCCCCTTCATGGTGTCGAAAAGCAATCGTGACTAGATATGCAACAGCAATCAACAACAGGACAACCAATAAGACTTTTAAAATACCCCCAAAAGGCAGTCTTATGTAGATAAAGTTGTCTAGGTTTTTACCTAGCTTACTATTAAACCCTACTACCCCCTGAATCTTTAAGGCTAGTTTCTGCAACAGGAACATGATAGTTTGTGTCGCAACAATTAACCCAACAAAGATACTAACGAAAAATCCTATACTCCATAAAACCCTAGAAGCCTCTGCGTAAGGATAAACATTTTTACCGTTCTTATAATACCTTTGCAGTTTCTTTTTCTTCTTTTTCTTTGAACTTTTGGAACTCATAAACTACTCCTTAAAGTTTGTAATCTTCATCAGTTTTAGGGAGACTGATAACTCCATAATGTCTTTCGTAGAACTCAATCAAGCCAGTAATCGTACTGTATCGTGCTTGCTCCCAACCGTTCTCTACTAAGTATAGGACAGACTTGCGAGTAACACAAATTTCTTGAGCTACAAAGTAGGCAGTAAACTTCCCTTCTTTTATGTCATTTATGATACGATTGCAAGCAAACTCAATCAATTTTTCAATGTATTCTGTTTCCATGTTGCTCCTTTAATTAGTTAAAATAAATTATTATTCACAACTATTATATCAAAAGTCCTTTGAAAAATCAGTATTTTAAGAAAAAATAATCTTGAAAAAAATTTAAAAAAGTGGTAAAATATTCTCAAACAAAGTAAGGAGTTCAACGATGGGTTACAATCCTAATGATTTTTTTAGTAAAAAGAGTAGTACAAATACAGGCGAGGTTATAACAACGTATGATCCAAGCGTCATCACTCGTAAAAGTGAGCGCAAGGTCATGTCTGACACAGAAATTGCCGAGTATTCAAGAGAAGCGTCAAGGGGAACAGGCTTACGGAACGCTCAGTCAAACATGGGCTTATCTTCCTCTATGGGTAAATCTGACCGTATGACAGCTCTAGTTGCAGGTATCAAAAAAGGTAGGTTGAAAAGTGTTCCTCAAATTGCTATGGTGCTAAAAGTACAAGAGTACACAGTTAAGAAATATTTGAAAGAACTGAAAATAGACTTCGATCCAACAACAGGGAAGATTATTTCAGGGAAATAAAAAGCGTGTTTTACAACACGTTTTTTTAATTTCTTAAAACATAAAGATAATACATAAACACATAAAATGGTGTTTAAGAACACAAAAAAATAATAAAAATAAGCTAGAAAATAATCTAGCTTATTCTTCCATATTCTTTAAAGCTTCTTCCACGTCAAATGAGTTTAAGATACATGAGAACGCAAGGGCAATATTTCCAAGTCCTGCATGAGCTACACGCATTAACTTCTCACGTTGAGAAGGTGTCATGGAGATATTTAAACGATTGTGGCGTGAATCGTTCGTGATAGTGTTCTTCACAAAGAAGGTGGGTTCTTCAATAGCCTTATCTACGTCAAAAGCGTCAAGGATTGCCCCAACAGCTTTAGACTTGTTTTGGCAACCTTTTTCAACTAGGCGCTCTAGTTTGCGCAAGTTTGCGTCTGAAATGTTGGTAGAAAGTTTTTCTGCTTTAGGCTCTGTAATTTGGAGCTTGTGGAAGAAAGTGTTGGGTTGTTCTGTAGTTTCTGCAACAGGTTCTTTCTTTGTTTCTGCTTTCTTTTTAGCAGGCTTCTTAGCAACTTTCTTTTCAGGGGCTCCAACAGGAGTTTGTTCATCTTCAATAGCGTTTAAGATAACTTTCTTAGTTGTTTTAGTAGGTTGTTTAGTAGGTAGGTCAAATGTCATTTTTATTTCCTCTTTCTTAATTTTTAAATTATAAAATAGTGTTTAATGATTATTCTATTGTGTTGGAATGATTGTAAAAATAATACTTCAACACAAAATGATAATCAAAATATGTTTAATTTATGCTAGGTCAATGCTGTTCTTGATTATTTCAAGACTTTCTTGTAGTTTGCTAAAGTATTTTTCGTAACTTTTATCACGATATTTTGAACGCTTCATAATATCAAAAACTGTTTTGTTTTCCAAACTAGCGTCACGGAAAATATTGCGTTTCCAGATATTTGTAATGAATAATTCATTATCTTTAGTCTGTTCTAAGTATTCATTTGTAGCAGTAATACCATGAGTTCCACCACCAGATTCAAGTAAGTTGCCTACAAAGACAATTTTGGCTTTCATGATAGGTTCAAAATCATCATTTACGAGGTTGTCGTCATTTTTGAGATTTTCTGCACGATTATATACATCAATAGCACCGTCCATTTCATCACGCCCTGAACCTGCAATAGCGATCAATAGGTCACTAGCTAAGTAAAAATTATCAAGCAAAACACCTTCACTATTGTGGGTATCAATCACTACATAATCGTAGTAGTCACTTAATTTTGAACGTTTAAGCCAACGTCTAAAAATTTGTGGGTTTCTACGTTCTTTATGCTCAATATGATCTTCAACCTCTTTCAAGCTCTTAGTGGCTACAAGTAGGTCAAGGTTATCTTTAACCGTTAAAGGGCTAACAGGTTTCTTACGGAAGATATTCTCAAAGAGATTTTCGTCAGAAGAAATATTCACAATTTCTCCTTCCTCATTTTCCTGATAGACAAAGCGCTTAGTAGTGTCTCCCTGACGGTTTGCGTCAATTAGTAAAACACGTCCATAGTAAGCGAGGTAATCAGCCAATAGTGTTGCGATAGCTGATTTACCAACTCCCCCTTTTAGAGAAGTAATAGTTACAACTTTCATAATATACTCCTGAAATAATATAAGATTGTGTTTATCTTTTTGTGTTGAGGTATATTAAAAAATAATCATCAAACACAAAAATATAATCACTTAACACAATTTAATAATATCACAATGAAAAACTCATGTCAATAGAAAAGTGAAAAAACTTTAAACTTTTTAAATTTATAAAATCCTTTATTTATATAGTTGTAAGATGAAAATAATAATGGTATTATAGATTATATAAAAATAACAAAGAGGGGAGACAAACTTGCAAAAACATAGAATAATCGAAAAAGAGTATATTGCACTAACAGATGAAATTATGCAGTTTGTTAAAGGAAAGAAACTTGCTCCTAAAGACTTTGTAGTAAGTGGAATGAAAATCGGAACGACCTCTAAAATCTTCTATACAAGAGATAAAGAGAAGTTTTTTAAATTGCGAGGTACAGTTATTCTGCAACTCTGCAAAATTTTAGATAAACATAAGAAGGGCAAATACTTTGAGAAGAAATTACGAAAAATATTTGACCGTGATAAGCAGTTCTTTTTCAAATGGAGAAAAGAATTAAGAGAGACAGATGAAGTTGGTTCTGCTATTGCGACAAACAGTATTAGACAGCTTTATACAGGAGAGAATGAATTTCACTTTAGCATTGCTAAGATGATTCAACTCTTAGATTATATAAACGATTTAGAAATCGAAGCGCAACGAAAGAAGGAAGAAGAAAGTGGAAGTAAGAAAGTCAATAAAGCACGTTCCTACTTATGAGAAAACGAGGAACTATACAAACTTTGAACGCTATAAGACGTTTGATATTGAAGGATTCTTTGCTGATAAAAAACTAAAGATGGTAGAAGTGTTAAGCACTAAGCCATTAAAACTATTGGTAGAGATTGAGGAAGATAATACAATCTATCCAAAATATCAAGATGGCAATGTCGCAAACAATAAAGGCAGACTATTTCGCTTGTACCTTGACACGCCTTCAAACCGTGAGGTTCAGGCAGGTCAAGTTATGCGTTCAGAAAACCCTTATGTAGAGTTTGACTTTGAGGATTCATACGTCAAAGTTGTCTCTTATGAGAAACTGTTTGTCTATACAGGTGGGCTTGCCTTGATTGATAGAGAGCAAGAAAACCTGAAAGAATTTTATAGTGGGAGAGATTAGATGGTAGCTATTGAGGCAGAGAAGATACAAGGGTTGATGTTCTTTAGGGGCATTAACCAAGATATGATCTTTGAAGAAGCTGAGTTTGAAACAGTATGCGCTTATGAGAAGTCATCAGACGAGATCAGAATTATTTTACAAAACGTGAAGGTTGGTTCTTCTAACGAGGAAGAGCTAGTGTTTGTACGCTTGATTGGTTCAAATGGTAGAGGTTTACCAGTTGATTCTATGAAAAGTGGGTATAAGGTAACAATGGACGATATGGAAATTGAAAAAGTAACTCACGTTCGCTCACAATTAACAATTACGGTATCGTCTATTAAGTTAGGTGGCTATAGACTAAGCACAGATAATAAGATTGAAATTGTAGATTGATAGAGAGAGGAGAATAAATGATTAGTAAGTATGAAGCATTGCAGGAAGAAATAAATAATCAACCTGCTTTGGGGCAACAACGATTAAAAGCTATGTTGCGATTTTTACAAGACGGTCAAGTAAGTGATTCTGAAATTACAAAAGTCCTGACGTATGAGTATAAAGGAAAGACAGAAGAACAAACTGAGCTTTACAATATCCTTGTAGGGCTAGTGATTGACCTTTATGTTAAGAACAACGGTCAGGAAAAATTTTTGGAGTTATACAAAAGTTTGCAGGGAGAACCAGAACAGGAACAAGTTGAACCAGTTGAGGAGAAAGAAGAAAAGAATGAGCCTACTGAGGGCAATTCTACCATCATTGCTCCACAGCATACTGAACGGACACCACAGGCAGTCGCTCCAAGAAAAAGAATGAGACTTGCTTCTCCAAAACCAAAAGAGGAAGTTCAAAAACCTATCGAAAAACCAGTAGAAGCTACAGAACCGATTGTAAGCGAGGAAGTAGTTGAGGTTGAAGAAGTTAAGGAACAACCAGTAGCAACTAAACCGATAGAGCCAGTAACCTATGTAGAGCCTGAGCCTGAAATTGAAGAAGAATTAGAAGATACTGAGGTTGATATTTCAGATGAAGATGATAACGAAGATGGAACTGACGTAGAAGTTGATTTGGACGAGTTGGACGAGGAAGAAGAAGTGGAAAAACGGAAGAAAAATGGTATTTTGAAGTATATTGTAGTTGGTGTTCCTACCCTGCTTGCGATTGGTGGTTTGGCTTTTTGGCAAGTTAATACTAACAGTAAGAATACTAGTCTTGCTGAACAGGAAGTCGCAAAAATCATGGAAGAAGCTCCTAAGAAGGAAGAAAAAGGAGCAGGCTTATCTAGTGTAGAGTTTGAAAATAATGTTAATGCTCTTACTACAGCTTTTGACACGATCAAGCAAAATGACAAGACAGGACTTACAGGTTATTTCACGTTTGAGAACAAGAGATACCTTATTCAGAAGTACGACCAGTCAACAGGCTCTTTGACCGTCTTTGACGCAAAAGGAGAAAAGGTTGTCTATGATGACGAGTGGGTACAAAAGTTCATTGAAAACTCAAAAGCAAAATTAAATAAACCTGAGAAGAAAGATGAACAAACGAAAAAATCTGATGATTCTTCAAAGAAAGATGATAAAAAGAAATCTGATTCAAGCGAAGCACAGACTGATAAGAAAGAAGGGAGCAACTAATGAAGTTGAATTTTTCAGAGTTTAATTTGCAGGAGTGGTTATTTTTCGTACTGAAAGTTGTCTTAGTATTGGTACTACTCCTTTTACCCTTCCAGTTGGGCTATTCATTTAAGCATTATTATCATGTATTGGGATTTATGATTTTGCCTTTTACGGTTGGATTGATACCTGTTCTGTTTAATTTTAAAAATGCTTGGAAGTGGGTTGTGTTTGGCGTAGGGCTAATGACAACGGTTGTTTGGTTAGGCTTTAGCTTGTTTACTAGAACCTACATAGGCTATATGGGTGCAGATGGCTTTAGAGTGTTGGATCAAAGCAATCCTAACTTTGTCTTTTCTGTATCAGATAAAGATAAGTCTGCAATCGAGGGTAGCTCATACATAGTATTTATGAACCCAACGTGTGAAGCGTGTCAGGCTACAGTTCCAAAATTACAAAGTCTAACAGGTAGAGCGCAAACAGCAATAGTCTATGTGGACGTGACAAGTGATTTTGGTGGGGAATATGTAAAACATTTCCCAGATATTGACAAAGTGCCTACTGCTTACAATCGTGAGACAGGAGAGGTGTTGCGTCTAGGCTATCATACAGATAATGGCATTGAAATTTTAGACGAAAACATCAATAAAATAGCAAACGATACAAAATACTAGAAAGAGAGAATAATAAACATGGCTAAAACAGAAGAACAAATTAAAGAGGAATTTCTATTTATTGTTGAGAACAATAAGGATTTGCTAGAACACGTCATTGCTTCTTACAATAACTTTTTGGCAGAATACCGTAAGTTCTTAGGAAAAGACTATGCTACGCTTACTATCTATGAAGCGATTGAATCAGCAGAGAGCTACGCCTTAGAAAAAGACGAGGAAGAAGGTGGAACGTTCTACGCAGAGCTTCTAACGGATTGGTATGACGAGCAAGTTTTGGAATGGAAGAAACGCCTTGACGGATTGAAGAACGACTATATGATTGAGAGTGTTCCAGTTGTTGATCCAGAAGATAACGTGGATTGGGGAGATTACGTCCGACCAGTTATTTATGATATTACGGATTGGGGCTTCCTAATCGTTCCTGATGAAAAACACTTAGTAGAGAATGATATTAAGGGGGTAGAGCATATTGTCTATACGGTTGAATACTACAATTTCCCTATCTACTCAGAGGAAGATTTTGAACAGTCAGAGGAATTGAAGGAATACTACAAGAGCTACAAGCGATATGAAGCGCTGTTGCGTGAAAATAACATCACAGCAACCGACACTTGGAAGTTTGCTTTAAACCCAGACTTTACCTATGACAAGTGGGCAGGGCGTAAGGTAACAACACCAGAAGATACGCTTACTCTTGCTCAATATCTCAACCAATGCTTGCAACGTATCAGCAATGATATTGAAGAAATGATGACAAGTGTAGCAAAATCAGAACAGGCTCACTTGTACTTGAAGGAAACCTACTATGATGACAACAAAGCAGAACAACTATTCAAAACATGGATTACTACGAAAGGCTATTAGTATTGGCTTTCTACTAACTTTTTGTGTAGTAGGTGTGGCTTGTTCAAAGCAGGTAGCAACCGTAAATAACAACGCAGAAGTTCCAGAGAGCTTGAAAGCTCAGAAGGAAGAAAAAGGCAATCTTAGCAAAGAAGATTATCAAGCGCTCAGAAATGCTCTAGTGAAGAATGGCTTGTATATCAACAAAGATGATACGTTAGGTGGGGTATTCAACCTATCTGACGGAGCAATTATGCGAGTTTATCGCTTAGATGGAGACGGTAATCTTTGGGGAGTAGTTAAGACAGGAGAGAACGAAGAAAAAATTGCAGTCTTTGACTATGCTTCTGTTTTGACCTATATTGAACGGAAAGAAAGTGCGAGTGTAGAATAAAAATGGCTCAGAATTATATTTTTGTCCGTTTGAATTTAAGACGGTTGAACAAGTACGAAAAACAACGAGTAGAACGGTTAGTAGAAAATTTGCAACGCAAGAGTGATGACAAAAACCGTTATGTGTTTATATCGTTGTTGGAGTGGCGCAAAATTGAGGACAAAATAGTATTGCGCCCAGATTTATACAAAAACCTAGAAGTTGATCTTGTGAATATGCCAGAAGAAAACATCATGAGAGGTGGAGCTGTTGGGAGTGAAGAATTTATGAGTTGGTTAGAAAAGCTCCCTAGAAGCGATATTTTTCATAATGAAGGCGATATTGAGATTGACGGTTTAGTGTTTTGGGATAGTCCAGATGAAGGGTAAGTAAGAAATGTTTGAAAAAATTGGAATATGGTTAGACGACCTAGAGGACTTGGTAAAAGCGTCCGATTGGAAGAAGATTACACTAGTAACGATTATCCCTGTAATCGTAGCATTTATTTTAGGTGGTGTGTTCTTCTCTAAAAAGGTAACGGTAACGCAGGCTTACACGACTGATGAAGTAGGTAAGCTATTCTCTACTCAGGATTTGCCAACGCAGATTGGGAATATCGAAAACAACGAGCTGAAAGTAGTTCAAGGTCAACTAGCAGATATTCAAGTAGAGCAAGAGAAAGATAAGAATGGTAATGAGACGGACTTTGCATTGAACTTTACGAAGTTGAACGCAGACACAGAGCTTAATAATTTCTTTAAAACGCTTATTGGTATTCGTTATGACACGAAGGTAGATACAGCCTTCAAGAGTTTAAAGCCTTATCTAGCTTCTAGTGTGAACTCAGAAAAGCCTGCTGATGAAGATAAAACTCAGAAAAGTGAAAGCGAAGCTAAGAAAAATGAAGGCGGAGCTGACACAGATTTAAGCGTGCAACAAAATATCTATAATCTTTTGGCTTCTCATTCTTGGGGGAAAGAAACACAATCAACTACAGCTCTAGCAAGTCCTGTTATGGTGTCAGTTATGAGTGGTTCTACAACCTCTAACCGATACTTTCAGGTGTTAGTTCCAGTCACGAACGACAAGCGAGACTTTGCCTTACTTAACTACATTGTTAAGACAAATAAAGAAGGTAAAATCCTTGCTTGTACTTATACAGGGGCTTTGCAAGGGTATTCTGATATGAATACATACTACAAGAAAATAATTGACCTACTGCAAGGAAATACAGTCCGAGACGACAAAGGGGGCTACAGCACCAATGAGAACAAAGAAGATTTTAACCATCACAAAGTAGGAGAATAACTATGAACAGTTTAACTAAAAAAATACTACTTGGCTTAATTGGTTTAGTGTTTCTTGGTACGGTTTGTTTCTTCCTGTTCTTTAACAAGAAAAGTACAGGGAATGACTTTAAGTTAGAGGAAGCAAGTGTTCAAACAACTAAGGCGCAAGAGGAAACGACAGAAAAAGTTGAACTTATCGCTAGTGATCCACAAAAAGAACTAGAAAAGACTTTGGAAAAACCAAATGAGCAAGTAACAGGAGAGCAAGCTGAGACCACTAAAAAGACGATTCAAGTCATGGTTGACGCTCTTGAAAAAGCTCCTGACAAGCAATCTATCGTACCTGATAGGCTCAATCATAACCTATCAAGCTATCGTAGAGACTTAATGATTATCAAGGAAAAAATGCTTCTAAAATACAAGTATGACGCTTCTAAAACTAAGGTTTTTAAGTCTAACTTGGACGGAACACTACAGTTTACAATCACGTTTACTGATGGAAAGAATATCCTAGTCTATTCAGGAAACTACGATACTATGACAGAGCAGATTCAACTTGCAACTTACAGGGAAGGAGAGTAGATATGGCAGAAGTAATCTCAATTCAAGGCTATACTTTGGCAGGCTTAAACTTTGCAGTCAAGAATGTAGCAGAAAATAAGAAGCTGTTTGGTGCTAGACTTGAAACGTGGCTACATAGGATTGATGACGCAGGGGGAGACTTGTCTGACGAAGATAAGAAAGTCTTTGGCGATCAAGAACAAGCTATCCAGTTTGTAGTCTTTGGTACTATCTCTAGCCAAGAGGATATTGAGATAGAACTAAAGGTACTATGTGACCTAGTTGTACCTTTGAATACACTAAGTGATTGGGGGGAACACAACTTGACCGTTCTTGAAGAAGGCGAAAAGGAAGCTGACGCAGAAGATAAAGAGCTATATTCAAGCGTTATTAAAGCAATTCAAGGCTTTGTAAAAGAGGTCAATGACCTATCTAGTCAAGTCTCAGAACTAACAGAACAGCTCAAACGCTCAAAAGAGCTGATGGCTGTTGTCTAAAGAAAAAAAGCAAGTTCACAAATAGCTTGCTTTTTTTGATACAATAAAATAGACAACACGAAGGAGAGTAGATATGGTTACGATTAAACGAAAAACAGAAAATAAAGATGATTCATTAAGACAAGCAACCCTCATGTTTGAAAAGCGTTTTGACTTGCAGGACTTTACAGCAACCTTGATTGAAGCTGAACCAAGCACCATTAAGGAGCTTGTAGAAGATTATCTGCATACAGAAGGTTTTCCTAAAGGTGTGACGTATATTGACGTGGATTGGCACTTAAAACCACGCCTGAGAGCGTCTTATGACAAGTGGGTAGAATTAGGTATCAATGAAGGTTATATCGCAGAAGATGACCTGAGAGACGGTTTGAGAGCGTTCTTTGATACAGGACGAGCAACGCAGATGGCATTGAAAGAATGGAGTAAAAGCCATTTAGTAGATTTAGAAGTAGTCCTGAATGAAACCCTTGAAAATTGGGAACACAGAATGGGTGGCTCAGAAGAATTGCTTGATAATTTCTATAGTCTGTTTGACGCTATGCAGGTCAATAAGCTCCTGACAGAAAATATTGATAGTTACCCTGAGTTGGTTGAAGAATTTAGAGATAAAACTAAGGAAGTAGGGCTTGATAATGCTAAACTAAACAACACTCACTATCAAGTGAAGGTCAACACGCAAGGAAACGAAAGCGATATTGTCCTTTTAATGACCTTGATCTTGAACATTAACAAACCACAGGCGCTAGACAGCATACCTAAAATGACTGCTGATGACTTTAACACGCTCTTATGTTTGCCTAGCATTTTTAGAAAGCTAAGTAAGAATGTTGAACTATTAGACAGCGTGGACGAGTGGGAAGAAAGAAACAAGCAGATTGCTTCTGAGAGAGTAGCTATCCAGAAAATCTCCCAGATTTTGACGGAGAGCTTTAACCCAGAAGAAATTCTACAACAATTAGTAGCAACTCCTAGTCCAGATAACCCTTACTATCAGAAACTTGAAGTATTGGCAGAAGAACGTCATGTGTCTGTTGAGAAATTATTGTCGCAAAAACCAAAAGCAACCGTAAAATTCAATGGAGATATGGCTGATTTATCAAAGAAATTGCTTGATACAAAGCTATCAGAATATGAGATTTATAAAAAATTTGTATCGAAGGAGAAAGAAATAATTAGTGGTTTATGGCTAGAAAAACCATTAAAAAATTCACTAAGTGTTGAAATAGAGGTAAAATAGAGAAGAAAAAGTATTGTTTTATAAAATATAATTCAATACTTTTTTGTTGTTTATTGCTTGTTTTTTATAAAAAAGGGTGGTATAATTAAAAGTATCTTATATGTCACAAAGGGGGTGTTAAAATGAAATCAAAACGTGACATTTATGAGCCTATGGCAGTTGAACTTGGTTTGACTAAGAAAGGCGCAAAGGACGCTGTAAACTATGTGTTTGAAGCAATCGCAAAACACTTGTCTGACGGAGAAAAAGTTCGTATTGACGGATTTGGGATTTTTGAAGTTCGAGAACGTGCTGAACGTAAAGGACGCAATCCACAGACAGGCGAAACAATCACTATTACAGCTAAGAAGTCTCCTGCTTTTAAAGCAGGTAAAGGATTGAAAGATAAAGTCAATGAGGCTTAATCTTTGTGAAAAAGAAAGGAAATCAATCTTAATGGAATTGAAAGAAAAAGGACACGGTTTTATTCGTAAGAACAAAGCAGGGAAAGTTGTTACAGGAATTATTCTTGGTTCAACAATGTTCCTAGCAGGGCAAGTAGCTTCTGCTGATGAAGTAAAAGCGCCAACAGACGCAAAACCTGTAGCAACAGCAACTACAGAAACACCAAAAGCAACTAATACAGAAGCTCCAAAACAAGAGGTGCAAGCAGAAACTAAAGAAGCACCTAAAACCGAAGAAGTGAAGGATCAAGCAGGTCTTGACAAGAAATATTCTGAACTTAAAGACCAAGCTAAAAAACTTAATGTAGAAGTCAAGGAAGGTAAAGAAGTCACTCATAAAACAGTAGCAGACGCTTCTAAAGACCTTGACGAACAAGGCAAAAAGGTTGAAGAACTTGCTAAAGGACGTGACGAAGCTAACGCAAAATTGCAAAAAGCTATTTCTGACGCAAAAGCTGTAGGTATTAACGTACAACTTGATGAAAAAGTTGTGTATGACAACCTTGCTAAAGGCGAAGAAGATATTGCTAAACAAGTTGAAGAATTGAACTCTTTGACTGCAAAAGTTAAAGACGCACAAGCTCGTTTGTCTAAAGCAGTTGAAATGGCTCAACAAGCAGGCGTTAAGTTTGAAGGTGTGAAAACTATTGACCTTAAAGATGGCGATATTGAAACCTTCTCAAAACAAGTTGAAGAAGCTGAAAAGGCTCTTAATGCAATCGTAGCGCAACAAAAAACAGTAAGCGCTGAATTGAATAAAGCTGTAGCAGACGCAAAAGCTAAAGGCGTAAACGTTACTGTAGAAGGCGAAACTGTAGTTGACGCAAAAGACGCACAAAAAGCTCTTGCAGACGCAAAATCTAAAATTGCTAAAGCACTTGCTGACGCAGAAGCTAAAAACAAAACGATCCGTGCAAACAACGCTAAAGTGACCGAAGCTAACAAAAATGCAAAAGCAGAACTTGTAAATGGTTCTACAGCAACTAAGAACGCTGACGGAACTTATACTCAAACACTTGCTGTTAAGAATGAAAAAGCAGGAAGTAAATGGAGTGGAAACCTAGCAAATACTGGTAGCGCTGAAATTGTTTCAGTTAAATTGGTAGCTCCTTCTGGTAAAGAAACAGTCTTTGCCAATGGTAAAATTGATTCTTCTAAAACACTTGATGAAGTAGGCGAGTACAAACTTGTCTATACTTTCAAAGCTAAAGATAACACAGCAGGTAACATTTCTGGTAAGTTGAATGTTGAAGGACAAGCAGGACAAGCAGGTAAAGTCACAGGAAACCTAGCTTTTGCAACTAAAACAGCTACAAAAGTAACTAACGAAGCTAAACCTCGTAACTTCCTAGTGGCTATTGATGGTTCTGGTTCAACAGTAAGTGGAACTAAAAAACAAATCTTGGAAGATTTAACGACTATCGCAGAAAGTATGAACGACCAAGATAAAGTTATGTTGGCATTTTATGAGACTAACAACTCAGGTTCATATTACACAACAGGAGAGGCTGACTATGACCGTCCTGTTTCACGTCTAATGACTAAAAAGGAATTGTTAGACATTCTTGAAGTCATTAAACCTAATAAAAACAACTATTTCAACGGTGGTAGATGGCAAAACGAACTTGTGAAGAACAAACTCATTTACGACTTCAAAGGAAAACAAGGAATGCAAGAATTTGAGAACTTGTTTGATGAAGTTCGTGACAAGAGCGCAACAGCAATCGTAATGCAGTTGACAGATGATTGGAAAATGCCAGATGAAACTTATGATGGTTCTATCGCTGATTGGGCTAAACAACACGCTAAGACATTTATGAGTATTGTCTATGGTGACGCTAGTTCAAGAGCTAATCAGGAAATGATTAAAGTAGGACACCCAAATATCTATCTTGCTGAACAAAACGGAGAATTGATCCCTAATGATGTTCGTAGTCAAAAGATTAAAGAACAAATCACAGCTACAACAGTTGAAAAAGTAACTAAAGGCGAAATGCAAACTGTTAAAGTAACAGTTGGTGGTAACGGTGTAACCGTAACTAAAGCAACGCTTAAAGGTGCAACTACTAAAGAACTTGCTATCAAAGATGGTAAAGTTGACTTTTCAGAAAAACTTGCTGATGGCAACTACACTCTTGAATTTGAGGTAACTGGTAACGGAACAGTAACAACAGTTGTTACTATTGACGGTAAAGAAGTTGCTAAGAAATCTGCTGAAATTAAATCAACAGCAGGCTCTAACGGTTCTTCAAGTGCTAAAGAAGATAAATTGCAACCTTCTAAACTAGGTGCTACAACAAATGAAGTTAAGCCAGAATCAGTAAAAGTAGCTAAAATCACTTTGAAAGCACAAAAACCACAAGTTGGCAAGGTTGAAGCTAAAGCTCATGAAGTTTCTGTATCATCAGAAGTACACCCTGTAAATGTAGCTAAAAAAGCAGTTGCTAAACCAACAGCAAAAGTTCTTCCGAACACAGGGTCAACAGCCTCAGTTGCCCTTGTAATGGCAGGTGTAGGAATGTTGTCTCTAGCAGGTGCAAGCCTTAAAAAGAAAAAAGACTAATATAAATTTGTATCTCTAGGTTATTGGGCGTTTGTTCATGAACAGCGCCCTCTAATCAAGAAAAGAAAGGGAAAAACAAATAATGAAGAAAACAGAAAATGTTAAAGGTCATGGCTATATTCGTAAAAGTAGTATTGGACTAGTTTGTGGAATTGCGCTTACAGGAGCATTTTTCCTTGGTGCTAATGGAGTTTCGGCAGATGAAGCAACAGCGCCAACAACAGCAACTCCAAATACTACAGCTACAGCAAACGAAAGCAAGACTGTAACGGTTGATGAAGGATTGACTGAAACAGCAAACAAGGCAAAAGAAGCAGGTTTGAAAGTTAATGCTGAACCAACAAAAAACCTTGGAGTTGCTAACACAGAAGATGAAGCTAAGAAGATTGAAGCACAAGCTAAAAAAGACGTAGCCGACCAAAAAGAAGAAATCGAAAAACAAGTAAAAGACTATCAAGCACAATCACAAGCAGGCGACAAGAAACGTCAAGAAACTATTGATAAGCTAAATCAAGAAGGAAAAATCTATGACACTACTGCTGATGGCTTGCGTGAAATGGGCGATGACGCTTATAACAAAGGTCAAACTAGCTATGGCGAGTTCACGTCAAGCAAGGGTACAGTACGTTATTTGAACGCACCTAGTGAGTTCAACGCAGATAAAATTGATCCAACGGTTGCTGTTTTAGATTCTGCTATCGGTACAGCTCCTAAAGAAATCACTATGAAGTATGCAGGTGGGAACGTATTTGGTGGTACACACAACTCTCTTAAAGACCGTTCATCACTTAAAGTAGTCCCTATCTTGGTAAATGATGGAGAAACTATCACTTATAAAGTGAACGTTGCAGGGGATTCTGAACTTGGTAAGTTAGGAATTAAAACAGTTGAACGTTCCCTAACTCTAAAAGGTTCTCCTGTAGGAGCAAAAGGGAAAGTGGCACTTTTGGCAGACCGTACAGGTTCAGTTCTTTCTAACTATATCTTTGGTGGTTTGGGTAAAGCAAGCGAAGTTATGAATAACGGTAAAGAGTTTGATGTTTTAAGTACATGGAACTACCTTGACGCTTCTGGTAAAGCTATTGATTCTAAAGAATTGGCTTCTAAATTTGTGAATACTAAATGGTATCCTACTCTTAACCTTAAAGTAAGTGAAATTAAAACAGCTCCAACAACAGATAATAAACCTCATAACCTTCACTATGGGGTTGATGATACAAAAACATTATCTGATACCTCTGTTAATGGTGGTAGCAAATTTACAGAAAACACTAGAAAATTAAAGTTGGAAGAATATGGAGCTAAAGTTATTGATCCAATTCAAAACTTGATGGATTATCATTCAAAACTACCTGCACCAGTTAATGAAAACTTTTCTAGCCCTAAAGAAGCTCCAACAGTAAACTATCATCTTGTTTCTTACACAGTAAATAAACCAAAAGCTACAAACAATGCTGATAAGGTTAAAAAAGGTTCAATCGTTCAAGTGTTTATTGAAGAAGGTGGAAAAGAAATTGCACCTAAGACAAACACAGGCGAAAAACCAGTAGATGAAGCAGTTAAGTTGACACACCCTAACGAAATCACGTTTGAAGGTAAAACTTATACTTTCACTAAACAAGACAAAGTTGATCCAACTAAGATTCCTAACGGAACTGAAACAATCACTTATGTTTACAAGTTGAAGGAAACACCAAAACCAGTTGAAAAACCAGTTGAAAAACCAACTCCTAAACCAACACCTACTCCTACACCAGTTCCAACTCCAACACCAAAACCAACACCAGTTCCAGCGCCAGTTGAAAAACCAACTACAATCCACATTGATACAAATGGGAAACCAGTTGCTCCTAAAGAAGATGGTACTAAACCATTTAAGACCATTGATGGTTATGAGCCAGCTCCTAAAGATTCTAAGAACGTAGTAAATCCTAAAGGCGAAACAGTCCGTGTTTATAGTCAAATCAAAAAAGGTAATGTAGAAGTACGTTACGTTAAAGATGACGCTTCAAGAACTGTATTGAAAGAGCCAGTAGCAGATACAGTAGGTGCTAAAGTAGGTTCAGATTATGACACTACAGACCATAAGCCAGTAACCATCACTAAAGATGGTGTGACTTATGAGCTTGTCCGTACAGAAGGTGTTGAAAAAGGTAAAGTTGTAGAAGGCAAGACAGTTGTAACTTATGTTTACCGTGAAGTACAAAAACCTATCACAATCCACATTGACACAGAAGGCAATCCAGTAGCACCACAAGAAGATGGTACTAAACCATTTAAAGAAATTGAAGGCTACAAACCTGCTCCTAAAGATTCTAAGAACGTGGAAGATCCAAAAGGGGTTACAGTTCGTGTTTATGAAAAAGTGAAGCCAGAAGCTCCACAGGAAGCTCCTAAGACACCAGAACAACCTCAAAAACCACAAGGTCAACAACCTGCTACACAAACAGTAGCAACTAAACAGTTACCAAATACAGGCTCAGAAGCAAGCACAGCTCTTACTATCGCAGGTCTAGGCGTGCTAGGTTTGGGTGCATTGGCTTACAAAAAGAAAGAAAACTAATATAGTTTATTTCTAAAAAGTAAAAAATTCATGCTATAATCAGGGGAAGCGATATTTATATCGCTTTTCTTGTTGCTTAAAAACGGGAAATGTTGACAACTTTTAAAAAAAGTGTATAATATAAACATAAAGTAGATTGTTAGTAATCGTCAAAAAGAAAGTAGAGCATTTGTAGAATGGATTTAAAAGAAAAATTGGCGTATTTATACGAGAAAAAAGAATTATTGGATAGGGAAATTGATAAGAAATTATTGACTTTGGTAAAAGCATTGTTTGTACCTGTTACTACTATTTGTATAATACTTGCTTTAAGTGAAAAAATGATATTTTTATTTAATAATTCATTGTCATTTCTTGTATTTTGTACGCTTGCAATAATTTGCTCTTGTGTATTTTTTATTGTTTATATAAGATCAAAAGGAATTTCAAAAGAACAAATATCAGTAGATTATCTACCTTTTCTTAAAGAAACGTTGAAAGATGTTGAGAATTTAAGTAAAAATAACACAGATGAATTTATTTCCTTGACCTGTAAAGAGGAAAATGGGGTATATCTATTAACTAATCAATTTGTCGGTTTGTATGATTGGGCTTTTGAAACACTAGTTCCTCCGACTTCTTCTGTTAAAGAACAAGAGAAAAAAGAGGCTTTAAAAGAGTTACAAAACGTAGTTGATAAGTACAATTCAAAGCAGGCTTACAGCAAGTGGTTAGGAGAAAAGAGAAAAGCATAAAAGATGGTGGCTATCCATCTTTTTTTATTACACAAGTCCATGCGCAAGAAAAAATTACAGTTATAGAAGGCGCAAAATGAACCAAAACACAAAAACATAAGATAAAAACACAAAAAAATAATAAAAACTCTTGACACTCTCTAAGAAAGGGTGTATAATATAATCATAAAACAATAACAGAGGTATATAAAATGAAAAATTTGAAATTTAGAGCGTGGGATAAATATGAACAAAAGATGTTTGCTAGTGATGAATTGATTATTTGGAATAACAATGTTTATGCTAACGATAGCAAAAAACTTTCATGCAATCACTTAATTGGTTGGTCGATTGATGAAGAATACCTCATGCAAGTAACAGGCTTGTTTGATAAAAAGGGAGCAGAAATCTTTGAGGGAGATATTCTTGCTGACCTAAGTGAAAGTGGAGACGAGCTTGTTTACTTGTACGTTATCTACAAAGACGGTAAGTTCATGGCAGTAGAAAACGAGGAACACGGATATACTGCTGACCTGATTGATTGTACTACATACCACTCAGTTGTAGGCAATATCTATGAAAATGCTGAATTGTTAGGACGATAAGGAGAAAGAAAATGGAACTAGTAGTAAAAGGAACTTATGACAAGAAAAACGAGCGTTGGTATGTTGATACTGACGAAGCAACAGTAGAAGCAATGAACAGCTTTTTAGAAGAACATGACCTAGACGTGTTTGAAGCATGGTTGGGATATTTGGAAGATGGAATGAGTAGCGAAGCATTGGCTTTTGTTGACTTATTGCAAACTACCGAAGATGAAATTGAACTTGCAGACGGTAGCAAGATTAAGTTAGTAGAAGGTTAGGAGAAAGAATGGAACAACGTTTTACAAAGAAAGACTTTTTTGTAGGTCAGGAAGTTTACGCAGAATGTGTTGGTCTTAGTACCAGAAAGGATAAGGAAGGTAGCATTAGTGTAGAAACTGTAACCAATATTGGGAATAAGTATGTTACGACAAATAAACGTATGTACCGACTTGCAGATGGCGTTCTAGCGACAGAATATTCTCCTAATTATGTATTGTGGAACAATAAGGACGAAGTAGAAACAAAAGTAGCGAAAGATAAGCTATTCTCAAAATTATCATGGGAGTTTACTAAAGGTTTAGGTGGCTTGCAAGACCAAAAACTTTACAAGAAACTGAGCCTAGAGGACTTGCAGGAAATTGAGCGAATTATTGATAAAGGAGACACAAAGTAAATGAAGGTATATAACGCAATCGGAACAGTCTATCATACTTTAGGCAGATTGAGAGGGAAAGAGCTTATCGGCTCTTTCTCAACGCTAGAACAAGCAAGAAACGCAGTCAGTCAGGAAGCAAGCAACTATGACGAAGTGGGAATAGTTGTCGCAGAGCTTGACAAGGTAGAAGCAAAGGAGCTGTAACATGGAATTAAAAGGGAAAACGAGAGAAGGAGAACTTGTTACTTTGCTATCAGGAAAAGATAGTTACACTATCGAAGTAGTAGCAAGCGAAGATGAAAAAGGTAAGAAGAAGTCTGACAAGAAAGAGCCAGTACGGATTGGGAATTACAAGAATGAATTTCCTAAGAAGTCGCTAGAAATGTATGAAGTGAAAAAGCATGATGGCGAAACAGGAGTGAAGATCAAGTTTGCAGGGGAACGGTTTACCTTCTCTTTTGTGACTGAGACACCATACGAAAAAGTGGTAGAATTGCTAGAGGTAGGGGGATAGAACAATGAGCAAACATAGACGAGTTGAAGGTATGTCTGAAATCTGGGTAAAAGGTTATAAGGACAAAGACGGAGATATTATTATCTCACTAGGGAATGACGGTTATCATATAATTGAGAAGCGTCATGTAGAGTGGGGAGACGTTGAGGTAAAAGAAGTATGACAGCAACAAAAGACCAAAGAACAGGGTGGCTTAAAGAACTTAAAGTAGGCGATAAAGTACAACTATTAAAGACAATGGGCGTTCTTGGTCGTACTATGACGGTTGAAGTAGTTAAGGGTATAACCCCAACAGGCGAAATTGTGTTGGCAGATACTACAATCCCTGCTGATGGTGTTTTGCATTATGAAGGTTATAAAACAATCAGGCTTGTTAAAGTTGATAAAGGAGAATAAATGGAAAAAGAAGTTAAAATCTACGCTTATAGGCTAAGTTTTGCAGATGGTAATGTCAAAGTTGAAGAAATAGTGTTTACTGCAATAGAAAAGCAGAAAACATTTATTTTGAAACAAGATGGAGATAACACTACTAAGAGAGTAGTTTATAATCTCAATGCACCTATCGAAGATGGTATTGTTTCTGAAAAACGAGACAATTTCATGCGTGGTAGAAGGACTTTAAGAAAAGATGAATTGGAAGAGTTGGCTGTTTCTCTATATAAAGATACACGCTATATCTATTACAGAGAACCGTCTTTAGAAAAGGCTATGTCTGTATTCAAAAGGTACTTAGAAGCCCGTGTTAAAGGGTTCAAGTCTGAAATTGAGAGCCTGACAACCAAGATAAAGGTTTGTGAGGGCTTTGTAGCTGATGTAGAAATTTAAAAATAAAGGGGAGAATAATTGACAAACACAACAAAGGAACATAACCTAGAAGCAAGCAAGCAAGCAAGCAAGCAAGCAAGCAAGCAAGCAAGCAAGCAAGCAAGCAAGCAATAAGTCCGTCTATGCACCGATAGGAGCTTCTAATCACTCAAAACATGAAAGACACCAAGAGGACTACTACGCAACCGATCCAGTAGCAATAGATTATTTGCTGAATGTTGAAAGGTTCAAAAACGTATTAGAGCCTGCTTGTGGAGAAGGACACCTGAGTAAAAGGTTGATTGAGTTAGGGGTAGAAGTACACTCTAGCGATTTAATAGACCGTGGCTATGGAGAAGTGGCTGACTTTTTCGGTATAGAAAAATGGGAAGGGGATTTAATAACCAATCCCCCCTACAATATAGCTCAGAAGTTTGTAGAGCATAGCTTAAAAGTTGTTCCAGAAGGAAATAAGGTAGCAATGTTTCTAAAGCTGACTTTCTTAGAAGGTCAGGCAAGGCGCAAAATGTTTGAACAATATCCCCCAAAGACCGTGTATGTTTTTAGTAAGAGAATCAAGTGTGCTAAAGGTGGAGATTTTAATGGTTTTTCATCTAGCGCAGTTGCTTACGCTTGGTTTGTTTGGGAGAAGGGATTTAAAGGAAAACCACAAATTGAATGGATAGATTAAAAAGGCTAGATCAACTAGCTTTTTAATTTGCCCCTAAATTGGCTTGTATGACGTTTTAAGGTAAAACAGCATAATTCTAGGCAGAACATAATAAAATGTAACAGGGGCTAAAATAAGGGGCGATACGGACGAGTTAGAGGTAAATATATTTTGGAGAGTGGATAGAAAGCAACAGATAAGGGGGGATAGCAGATAAAACACAAAAAAATAATACGAAAACACATAAAAATAATACAAATCATTGACAAAAAGTATAAAAAGGTGTATAATATAAACATAAAGAAATTAAGAAACAGAGGTACAAAATATGGAGTTTAAAAGGTTCATGGACTTGTTGCAGGACAAGGGAGTTAAACTTGTTTACATGGAAAGTCATAAGAAACTGGTGGAGTGGAATCCAGAACTTGAAGATACCTACAATGTTTTTGCTGAGAAAGACGGTAAAACAGTTATGCTTGAAAGTGAAGAAACTGTTATCTCATGGAGCAAGCATGGATTGGAACTACAAGAACTTATTGCAGTTCGTTCAGTTTTGAGTTCGCTTTGTGAGGGCGTGATACCTTTTGCAGAGTTGATTAAACAGCTTATCAAAGAGCAAGGGAGCTATTCTGAATACGTTAAAGCAGTCATTCAGATTGAAGATGAAGGAGCAACGAAAGAGGACTTAGACAGAGCCTACGACTTTTTCATGGAAAGTGATGATTGCACGTTGATTAGTCAAGAATTGATTGACGTACTAGCTGACAAGTAATATCAGGGGCGAAAGCGCCCCTTTAAAAAGGAGAATCGCAAAATGTATCAAGTAAAGAAATATGGAAAAACAATCGCTCAATTTTTCTCAGAGCAGGAAGCTAACTGGTTTGCAGTAGATAAAGCTATCAGGGATTTACGAAAAGAATATCCTAACGGAGAAGAAGAAATGGAAATCTGTTATGATGAAATGCCAGACTATGAACTTTTAGACGGTGCATGGATTGAAGTGGACGAAGTAGAAGAAGAAATTGAAGGGCAACCAGTAGCCCCAGAGGAAGTTTACGACTTTTTAAAGGTTATCTGGACTGATTTTGAAACAGTTCTTAACTCAGAAGCATTAAGTATAATGATTTACACATTAGCTGATACAGACTTTGACCGTTGGTTGTGTGAAAATATGGAATTTGGCGACAAAGAACAACTTGCCTTGTTAGAGAGAAAGTATGGTTGGACTTTGGGCGAAGATTTGCCAGAGTGGTTAGAAGAAACAGGAAATAGGCTATTGCTGATAAAAGAGTTATTGGGAAGATAGGAGAACGCAACATGAAACTAACTAAAACGGATATTGAAAAAGCATACTCAGAACAACTTGAAAACCTACTACAGCAAGGCTATGAGTTAGTAGGAGAAAAAGAACTAGAATATCTAGGAGACGACAAAATCAACCCAGAGATAGCAATATTGAGGAAGGAAGGTAAGTGTTTTGAACTAGCCTTTTGGGTTAGTTTGTTAAGTCAAGAGACGGTTAAGTGGACTATGGCTTTGACAGACTATGATAAATCACGGTGGCTTTATCATTATCAAGGGGTGGAAAATCAACTAGATAACCCTTTTGTCTATTATGAGTATTCACCTAAACCAAAAGACAAAGCTATTAAAAGAGAAGATTGTATTTTCTCTACGGAAAGTGAAACGATCCAGTTTGCTAGAAGTCGTAAGGAGTAAAAACCTAAATAGCCTGCAAAGAGCAGGTTATTTTTATATGCAACAAGACAACATAAAAAAATAATCAAAATATGATAAAAAAGTGTTGACAAAGTTTAAGAGAAGGTGTATAATATAAACATAAACAAATGAAACAGAGGTACAAAAAATGGGGTTTTATGTAAAAACAAGCATTAGCAACTTTCAACCTTGGAGTGGGGCTAAAGATACATGGGAAACAATCAAAGAGCATGGAAAAGAAGAACTTTTGGAATCAATTTTAGAAGATTTATACCCAGAAGGTTTAGAAGAAGTCAAGTTAAATGACCTTCTTTGGCATGAATCTGATTGGATTTTAGAAAGCCTTGGGATAGAAACAGAGGATTGATAATGATACACTCTTTTATAAGGGTGTATCATACAACTACAGACAATAAAGGAGAACGCAACATGAACGCAACAACAGTAGTAGGAGACAAGGCAAAAGAAAAGGTATTAAAACTCCTTACTAAGC